GCCCAGAAGCTGTCCACGCTCCCGAACCTCCGCCATGTGAGCAGATCTACGACGCATCAGTCGCATCGCAGCATCTAGGGTAGTTGAACCGTCCACAGAAATAAGTCTGCGGAGGCTGGAGCGGGGGAGGAAAACGGGGGTAATTGTGGACGCATCACTCGATGCGTCAGAGTGATTGACCAAATCATCCAACACGTCTTTGACGTGAATATAACCCGCATACTCGCCACCGACCCCAATGACAGGAAAGCGAGAAAACCCAGTTGAGCTGACGGCTTGCTCTAGTTCATCTACGGCGATACCATCCCGGGTTAGCGTCAACGTATGTACCTGAGCTCGGGGAATGAGCTCTTCCTTCATCAGCCGGGACTCTGTTCCCAGTGCTTTGTTGAGACGCGCGTGTTCCTCGGCGTCGAGAAGCCCCTCTGAGCGGGATTCCCGGATCATGGTGGCCAGTTGCTGGCGGTCGACGGTGGAATCCAGTTCTTCCTTTTGCTCGATACCAAACATGCGTAATGTGACACGTGCCATCCAGTTCATCAGCACAATCAATGGGCGAGTAATACGCACAAACCACATATGCATAGGCACAAGTAACATAGCCACCGACTCGGGGCCAGCCAACGCAATGTTTTTGGGAACCATCTCGCCAAGAATGATGTGCAGCACCGTGACCAGCGCCAACGCGATGGCGAGCCTGGGCGACAGTGACGAGGCCCGGGGTGGGCAGAGGAAAGCCAGGGAAGAGCCGTTCGCCTACCAGTCGAAGCCGAATGCCACGCGCGCCCGAGGCATCGTGAAGACTGCCACCTACTACGGCCGCCTTGTGCAGGCGCGCGATGACGTCCTCACCCGAGCAGTTCTAGGAGGCTGACCATGGCACAGCTGATTCTCACCAAGGACCCTCTGCCGGCGCTCATCGCCGCGCTCCGAAGCGAGTGCGCGAAGGTTATGGGCACCACGGTCAAGGTCTCATCGATCCTGGCTAAGGACCCGGGCGCGGGGAACACGATCCACGTGTACGTCGCCGGCGGGTACCCGAAGACCATGGTGTCCTCCGTCGCTACGGTGCTCATGCGGGTCGCCGTGGTGGCGGCCCCGCCCCCGCGGCTGTGGGCCCCCGCCGCCGCCGCCGTCGTGGCGCTGGACCGGCAGGAGTGGCACTCGGGGCGCGTGCAGAGCGGGCCCTACGACAACCCGCACCCGGACTATCCGCACCTGCACCGGTACTCGGTTCAGGCTGAGGTCACCACGGAGTCTGAGCGCCTCGACGTAGACTAGAGCCAAGCCCGCCCGAGGTGCGGGGACCCCGCACTACAAGGAGGACTGAATGCCCGTCAACGGCAAGAGCGATGCCTCAAACGTCATCGCACCCAAGCCGATGTCCGTCATCGGCGGTGTGTTCGTGTGCACTACCGAGGACGCCAAGAAGATCACCGCCCACGTCGATCTCGCCAATGCCCCGACTGGGGTGACGCTGGAGGCCATCGGTTACTTGACGGACTCCGGCCCGAAGCGCTCCATCTCCAACTCCACCTCGAAGGTGAAGGCGTGGGGCGGCGACGTCATCCTGTCCACCCGTGAGGGTGCCGAGGCGACAGTCGAGATTCCGGTCGCCGAGTACCTGAACATCACCGGCCACAAGCTCGTCTACGGCGACGCCAACGTCACCAAGACCGGCAAGAACATCAACATCGTCGGCAAGCTCAACGAGATTCCGCCTCACCGCGGAATCGTGGTCATCGTCAACACCGACGTTGCCAAGGGCACCATCGTCTACGACGACGCCCAGGCCGTTATCGATGGTGATGTCGAGATGAACGGCAAGGACATCATGGCCAACACCCTGAAGCTCGACCTGTTCCCGGTAGACGGGGCGTTCTACCGCGAGTTCTGGGTCAAGAACTGACACACCCAAACACCAACCGAGAGGATCACACAATGACTAAGCCCGCCGCCGGCGCCTTCCTCGTCCCGGGAGCCAAGGCTGACAAGGCTGAGAACCGCTTCATCTTCCGCCTCCCCGGCGAGAAGGAGGACCGGTCGATGCCGCTCTTGAAGCACATCAAGGCGTCCTACCGCCGCCGCCTCTCAGAGGTGTCTCGCCGCCTGAAGGACGAGAACTCCTCTGAGGACGCTCAGGCGCTCGCCCGCCTTGAGGCCGAGGCGATCCAGTTCGAGATCATCGAGGACTGTTGCCCTGGTCTGACTGACGTCGTTTCCAGCGACCAGCTGGAGGCGATCATCACTGCCTGGGGAGAGGCATCCGGTACCTCGGTGGGGGAATCCTCGGCCTCCTGACGGAGGCCTACCGCTATGAGAACGCGGTGAGGTCCGACTTGATTGGGATGGGGCGGTCACTCGACGACGTGTGGAGTGGCCGCCTCTCCTGGCGGGACCTCAAGGCATATCTCGTCAGCCCGCCGATGGGCTCATGCCTGGCCGTGGCCCGAGGGTCGTGGTCCCCGAATGAGCATATGCAGTCGCTCATTGTGCACCTGCTGCGCGTCCTGTCCTGGCAGACCGCCGGCGACAAGCGCGTGGACCCGCCCGAGTACATGCCAGTGACCAACCTGATCCGCCCGCCAGAGAACGACACAGACAGTGCAACGCCGTATGGCGAGGGCACCTCGATTGACGAGATGCGACGCATCCTGAACCTACCGGAGGACATCGATGGCTGACGGGCCTAAGCTCGCGACCGCGTACTACGAGCTCATTGCCGCGGCCCCCGGTGCCGAGAGGCAGATCACCGACGCCATCATCCCTCCGGCCAAGAAGGCCGGAGAGGAGGCAGGCAAGGAGGCTGGGGAGAAGATCGGTGAGGGCGGTGCCGACGGAGGCTCTAAGTTCGGGGGCCTCTTTGGCGAGAAGCTGCAGGGGGCGATTAACCCCACGCTGATCGCCGCAGCGCTCGGAACCGCCGCCATCGGGGTCGGCAAGGCGCTGTATGACATCGGGGCAGAGTTCGATGGCATGTCGGACACCATTCGTGCTGGAACCGGGGCCACCGGCGAGGCCCTGGAGAGCCTGGAGAACAGCGCGAAGAAGGTCGCCACGACGGTCCCGACCACCTTCGAGGACGCCGGGCAGACCGTCGCGGACCTGAACACTCGACTGGGATTGACCGGTGATGAGCTGGAGACCGTGGCGTCGCAGGTCATCGCGGCCGGCGATCTTTTCGGGGAGAAGCTCGACATCAACAAGCTCTCCTCTGCGATGTCCGCCTTCGCCATCCCGGCCACGGAGACGTCTGAGGTGATGGACGAGCTGTTCCGCATCAGCCAGGCCACCGGCGTGTCTATGAACACGCTGGCCGAATCCTCGGCGAAGGCAGCACCCACGCTCGGCAACCTCGGCTTCGACATCGAGGACGTCGCAACGTTGGTCGGACGCCTCGACAAGGCGGGGCTCAACTCGTCGGCCACCATCGCGGCCATGGGGAAGGGCATGGTCGCGCTGGCTAAGGACGGCGAGGCGCCCAAGGACGCCTTCAACCGCGTCATCGGGGAGATCGACAACCTGGTCAAGTCAGGTGACGAGGCCGCAGCGCTCACTCAGGCCGGCAAGATTTTCGGCACCAAGGGCGCGCCGCAGTTCCTCGAGGCGCTGAAGTCCGGCGCGTTCGACCTGAACACCCTTCGAGAGTCCATCGGCGCCACGGGCGACACCATCCTCGGCGTTCAGGAGGACACGGCCGACGGCCCCGAGAAGTTCCAGATCGCAGTGAACAAGGCGAAGCTCGCTCTCCAGCCGCTTGCCTCGACCGTGTTCGATGGCGTGGCGAAGGCGCTCGACTGGCTGACGCCCAAGATGGAGGCGTTCATCGCTTGGGCGCATGAGAACCCCGAGCTCATCAAGGGGATCGCTATCGCGCTCGGCGTTCTGTCCGCGGCGATCTTCGTCGCAGCTGCGGCGCAGTGGGTGATGAACAGCGCTCTGCTGGCGTCCCCGATCACCTGGATCATCATCGGCATCGGGGCGATCATCGCGGCCATCGTGCTGCTCATCGCCAACTGGGACTCGGTGTGGCCGGTGCTGGTCGGCGCCTGGGACGCCATCGTGGCGGCGTGGAACGTCGCGTGGGAGTGGATCAAGGGCTTCTTCTCTGGCCTGTGGGAGAGCGTCTCCACGTTCGTCGCCGGCATCCCGGAGGCGATCCTTAACTTCCTCTCCGGAGCATGGGACTCGATCTCAGGCTTCTTCACCCAGATGTGGGAGGGACTGGTCAACTTCATCACCGGCATCCCCGGCATGATTATGGACGGCCTGGGAACTCTGTGGGACCTGCTCGGACAGACCTGGGCCGCGTCCTGGGAGGCCATCAAGGCTATCCTCTATGGCGCCCTCGTGGGTCTCCTGTTCATCCTCATCGGTATTCCGCAAATCGCGTGGAAGTTCCTCACCGAGCTGTGGAACGACCTGCCGGCGATTTGGGCCGCGGTATGGAACGGCATTACGACGTTTTTCTCCAACGTCTGGAACGGCCTCCTCAACACTGCCAAGACCATTGGGTCTTCTGTCGTCAACTTCGCGGTGAGCATGTGGAACGCCATCCCCGGCGTGTGGAACTCCATCTGGAACGGCATCACGTCGTTCTTCTCCAACACCTGGCATGGTCTCTTGAGCACCGCAAGCAGTATCGGGTCCAGCATCGTCAACTTCGTCTCCAACCTGTGGAACTCGATTCCCGGGCTGTGGAGCTCAGCGTGGAACGGCATCAAGAGCCTCGTGATCAGCGCCATGACTGGGATGTGGAACGGAGTCAAGGAGATCGGCTCCAGCATGCTCGACTGGTTCCGCCAGCTCCCACAGAACATCATCAACATGTTCAGCAACGCCGGGAACTGGCTGGTCAACGCTGGAAAGAACATCATCAACGGGTTCCTGAACGGGCTGAAGTCCGCCTTCACCGACGTTCAGAGCTGGGTTGGTGGCATCGGTGACTGGATTGCCGAGCACAAGGGCCCGCGGGCCTACGACCTCAGGCTGCTGGTCCCGGCCGGCGGCTGGATCATGGATGGTCTTCAGACCGGTCTGAAGGGCGCCATGCCGGAGCTCGAGCGGACGATGCGGGACATCACCAACGGGGTCAGAGTCGGGTTCGAGGACCCGGCCGCGCGCACGGCCTGGAAGGTCAGCCGGGGCTTCAACCCCGACGTCGAGCTCGGCGCTGCGGCCCCCGGCGGTGTTCAGCCCACGATCAACATCACGAACAACTACCCGCAGAAGCAGGAGGACTGGAAGACAAGGAACGACGTCGCGCAGGGCATCGCCCTGGCCCTGTCCTAATAGACTGGGGTCATGCCCAACGACACGTACTCAATTGATGGCGTCCCGCTGGATGATCCGGCGGGACGCTGGCGACTCACGGAGAAGACCGAGCTCCCACAGTGGGGTGCGATGGTCTCCCCCAGCGTCAAGGTGCCTCGCTACGACGGCGTGCTCGCGCTCGCCCCGATGGCGGCCGGCGTCTCCACGGTGAAGCTGGAGCTGCTCATCCTCGCAGCCCACCAGACCACTGGGCTGCGTGCCCTGCGCCGCATCACGGGCACTCGGTCGCTGCACACCATGGGTTGGACCCGCCGCGACGGTGAGGAGCTGGAGGCGCTGGTGCGCGTGTCGAGCTCGGTCGCCGCCAAGCCCACGGGCGTCGATGGCGACCTCCTGGTCACCTTCACCCTTGAGGCGGTCGCCGGCGAGTGGCGACGGAAGACAGCCGAGCGCGTTGACGCGGTGACGAACGGCCGCAAGTCCTTCCCGATCATCTCCGGCAGGGATGCCATCGCCACGCACATTGCGGTCAAGGCTGACACCGACGGCGGGTCGGTCACCGTTCAGGACACCATTGGCGGGTCGGTCCTGAGCGTGGGCCGCGTGCCGAGTCAGCAGTGGCTCGTCATCAACACCGAGGAGTGGGACGTCCGCACCGTGCCGCAGGGGCGGGAGCGGACTGCCGGGGAGGACGACCCCAGCACCATGCCGGTGGCGCAGCGGTCCGTGCCTACGCTGTCGATCTCACCAGGCGGGTTCAGGCTCATGCAGCGGGACAACGGCGACGGGGTCATTGAGGTCAACGGCGGTTCCGCGATCCTGTGGTGGAGGGGGGCATACTGATGGTGAGCACCGGAAGGCCGAAGATGATGCTGCGCGCCGTCGCCTACGGCGCCTACGGCGGGGACCGCATCGGGGTGCTGCACCACGCGACGAAGATCAGCCTGACCACCTCCATCTCAGGGGTTCCGGCGCTGAAGCTCACTCACACCGAGGAACCGAACCCGGAGCTGGAGGAGGAGAACGAGGTCG